GGATGAGCTTAGACTATTGAAGAGAAGAGATAAGTATAAACCTAAGCCAAGTGAGAGAGCTAAAAGGGTATGGATCTCAGATATACTTGAGGCTGTCTGTGATTATTTTGAGGTAGGTCCTGGTGATGTAAAGTCTCAGAAAAGACATGCTGATCTTGTTAGAGTTAGATCTATCTATATTAACTTATGTAACGAGCTTACTCATACATCTCAACCAGCTATTGGCCGAGCATGTGGAGGCAGAGATCATACAACTGTTATTCATCACATAAGATTAAAAAGANATAAGACTAATTGCTGGAGTATNAAAAAAGAAAGTGGAATTGAATTGTGGTCCGATTATAGCAAACTTGAGGCAAAGCTAAAATCAGAGGCCCAACCAGATAATGAGTGATAAAAAGAAAGCTGATTATGGTAAGGGTAGAACACCTGGCCATTTTTGTGTACTGCCTCAACGAGCTGTAATAGATAAAAGGTTCAAGACTTATCCGAGAACCTTCATGATCCTTGCAGCACTTGGTAACTATACATCCAGGCAAGGTGTCTGTTGGCCGAACCAAATAACTATAGCTAAGAATTTACACATAACCCAATCAACTGTTTCAAGACATATTAAGAAACTTATTGAGTGGGATTATATTCGCTATGCTAAGAAACATCCTGGCCTCAAAGGTAACAAATACTTTATGGTGTTTGATCCTAAGATTAAGGAAGAGGATGCGTTAGCTATGGTACCAGATAAGGACAGATCCTATGAAGATAAACCAGAAATACATGTAGGGCCTAAAGGTGGGGATAAAAAGAAATATGCACCTAGAGTACATAAGATTGTAGTTAAGAATAGTTCTAATATGGTCTCCAGTACATATCCAGATATGCAGTCAGAGTACATGCATAACAACCCAAAGAACAATCATATATACCCTATAGTCAGAAACATATTAAATAGGTTTGTAAGAATAACCGAAGAGATTTTCGGTAACATTGGTCCAGTACACTACAGAAGATGAGAAGATGGTATCAGAATGGGTAAAGGAAGGACTTACCGAGGCTAGAGCTGCTGCTAGAATTAAGGAGATACTATTGTGGAGAAGGAATAATAGAAAGGAATAGTCCTAAAAGAATAGTGTTTTATAAGGATGTATTTAAAAGGAAACCACCACCGAGTACCAATAAGGAACTGGTCCAGGATATGGTAAAGAAACTATCCAGGAAAATGAAGATGCCCAGGTAACAATACATTTATAAAAAGTAAACGAACCTTTACATTATATAAAAGCTAGGCCTAGCAACGATTATCGTACAGAATAGAACATTTGCGTACAAAGCTGGTACAAAAAGGCAACATCCTCCCCCCCCACGCAGTAATATATATGGGGGGGATACTCACAATTTTTTTGCAATTATTTTACAAATCGTTTATTATGTTCACATAACTTTCTCTAGGTTAAAACTATAGTGGGTTAGTTATTTTTAGTTATATAAGTGGGGTAGGCTTTCTCATCCTAGGCTAGTCAAAGCAGCTCCACTTAAAAAAGGAAACATAAAAGGAAAAGGAAATATATGAGTGGACCAACACATAGCAATCGTAACTATAAGGTTATGAAAGGATACAGCTTACCAGAGGGTGAGTACATCATTGAAGAATGGAACGCATCTAACTGGGATAAGGAAACAAAAGAAAGATCATCAGTACCAGGTGCTAAGGATATTAAGATCTATAAGAAAGATCCTACTAAAGATTATAACAAAGGAGATCTTGTAGCTTTCTTTAGAGTATTTGAGAATAAAGATGATCCTCAGATACCTCTTCACCAAAAATCAGCAAGTGAAGGAATATCGGATGAGCCAATCCCATTCTAAAAAAAGAATAGTAAAACCTCCTTTGGATCGTTTCGGTGGAGTACGAGTGGTCCAGAGGAGAGTGCAAAAATCCGAGATCATAGAACACAATAAGGAAAGTGTTGCTAAAGAACTTGTTGATATAGCTCAAGCTAATATTGCCGATATTATGGAGTGGGATGATAAAGGTAATGTTACAATTAAAGATACTAAAAACATATCGGATGCAGCAGTCAAAGCTATAAAAAAAATTAAAGTTACTCCGACAAAACTAGGCCCTCAGTTAGAGGTAGAGCTGCATGACAAGGTAGCTGTACTTAGGGTGTTGGCCAAAGCTGCTGGATTATTAGAACAACATGAGGATAGTGATAGACCTTCTGTTGTAGGTATTGTAATGCAAGGACCAGACACTAAGCCTATAATTGATATAGAGGAGGATGATGGCAAGAGTAAAGTTTGATCTAAGCAAACAGCCCCACGAAAGGATCCCAAAGAAAACATCAATATCAAAAAGAAAAAAGCCAAAGTTCTCCAGTATGAATAAGCATAAAAAGAGATCTTGGAAAAAACGAAATAGAGGTGGAATGTGAGTTTAATTATTTTAAGTGATGGTTTATATAGTTTAGTTCCAGTTACAAAAGAAATGTTACACAATATTACACTATTAACAGCAGTAGATTGCTTTGAGCTTTGTGATATAATAAGATTGAAATTGACAACCTATCATGATGCTCCCATAAATAGACATGTAATGAATGATGGTAGTGGTGATCTATATGGATGTATATGTGAATGAGTGATGCAATAACAAATCTAAAGCTAGACTTTTCTACATCACAAACAGTTTGGAAGTTTCTACAAGACAAATCATTTGTAAGAGGATTGATGGGGCCAGTTGGTAGTGGCAAATCATACGCATGTGCAGCTGAGGTTATGTTAAAAGCTGTCCAGCAAGTGGCCAGTCCTAAGGATGGGATCAAGTATTCTAGGTTTGTTGTAGTTCGTAATTCTTATCCAGAGCTTAGGACAACTACTATTAAAACTTGGCAAGAGTTATTTCCAGAAAACATTTGGGGGCCTTTTAGATGGAGCCCTCCATTAACACATCACATAAAATTACCATCAAGAGACAATGCTCCAGGTATAGATTGTGAAGTTATATTCTTAGCTCTTGACCAACCAAAAGATGTTAGAAAACTTTTATCTATGGAACTAACTGGTGCCTGGGTGAATGAGGCTAGAGAATTACCTAAGGCTGTTATAGATGGATTAACACATAGAGTTGGAAGGTATCCTACATTATCAGATGGTGGAGCCAAACCCTGGAGAGGTATCATTATGGATACTAACCCAATGGATGATGATCATTGGTGGTATAGATTAGCTGAGAAAGAAAAGATGAAAGGTAAGTTTGCTTGGAAGTTTTATAAGCAACCAGGTGCAGTTGTAGAATATAGCAAAGAAGATTTACCAGATAATCCAGAGGCAAATGGTTTTGTTATGTCAGCAAAGAAATGGTGGATGACAAATCCAAAAGCAGAAAATAAAAAAAATTTACCAACTGGTTACTATGAACAAACTCTACTCGGTAAAAACCTAGACTGGATTAGATGTTATGCTCAAGGCTTATATACTTATGTACAAGAAGGTAAGCCAGTTATGTCAGAGTATGATGATACATTAATGGCTGTAGATTTCTTAGAACCAGATATAGGATTACCTATCCAAGTAGGTGTGGACTTTGGTTTAACACCAGCTGCAATATTTGGACAGAAAACAAAAAAAGGAACTTGGAATATTCTACATGAGTTAGTAACCTTTGATATGGGATTAGAAAGATTTGGTGAAATGTTAAAATCAGAACTAGCTACAAAGTTTCCTAAGTTTGAGGTCCTGGTCCATGGAGATCCAGCTGGTATGAAAAGAGATGAGATCTATGAAGTTACAGCTTTTGATCATTTAAGATCTATAGGATTGACTGCTAGACCAACTGCATCAAATGATTTTAGAGTAAGACGAGAGGCTGGTGCTATGCCTATGAATAGATTGATAGAAGGTAAACCAGGATTACTTGTAGATAAGAGATGTCAAAGATTAAGAAAGTCATTAAGTGGTGGCTATCATTTTAAAAGAGTACAGATCTCTGGTGGTGAGAGATATAGAGATGCTCCAAACAAGAATGAACATTCGCATGTAGGTGATGCGTTTATGTATTTGTTGTTAGGTGGTGGTGAGCATAGAAGATTAACAAGAGGTAATAATAATAAATTTAAGCAATCTGTTGCAAGTACAGAGTTTGATATATTCGCATGAGTATAGGTTATGGAATTGGAATGTTGTTTGTAGGCATAGCTGC